AGAAGTTAAAGCACTCGAAAAAGAATGGGCTGAATACTTTGGCGTTAAACATGCTATAGCTTGCAATTCGGCAACAAGTGGATTATGGCTTACTTGTTCTGCCATTGGACTAATAAGCCCATTTGAACTGGCCACAGAATGGGATTCAGCAATTAATTCACCGGATGAAGTTATTGTCACGCCTTATTCTATGACCTGCTCAGCCTCCATACCTCTTCATTTTGGTGCTAAACCCGTCTTCGCTGACATAGAGAATGATTACTACTGCTTGGATCCTGAAAACGTTGAGAAGGCCATCACTGAGCACACAAGGGCTATTATTGTGGTTGATTTATTTGGACAACCATATGATAGAGATGCTATTAATAAATTAGCTAAAGATTATGGCAAAAAATACGGCCATAAAATATATGTAGTTGAAGATGCAGCACAGGCTATTGGAGCTAAATATAAAAGTAAATACGCCGGGACGCTTGGAGATATTGGGGTATACTCCTTAAATCGTCACAAACATATTAGTTGTGGTGAGGGAGGAATAGTCGTTACAGATAATGATGAGTTGGCATTTAAGTTGCATCTCGCTATGAACCACTCGGAGGCCGTAATAAATAGCATGGTAGGACAATTTATCCCTAACGATGATCATACGCCATTAAGGGCATTTAACGAGGCTAAGAATGGCTTAGTTGGTATGAACATGCGAATGCCCGAACTTTCAGCAGCCATAGCAAGGGAACAACTCAAAAAGCTATCCGGCATCCTTGAGAATATCAGAGAACATGCGAAGTATTTTCCGGTTAAAGTTAGGCCGGGGTGTGAAAGTGCTTATTATAGATATGCTTGGAATGATTCAGACGGCAATGATCTGGCAAGGTATTTAAGAGAACATAACCTGACATTGCCTAGCAATGGATTTAACTTTAAAGATCACTACATCACACCACTTTTTAAACTTCCATTATTTAAGAGCCTTGGCTATGATCAGGAGCAATGTCCAGTATGCCAAGAGGTTGAGGAGAACATTGTTTTAACATGGTTGAAAGGAAGCGATATGTAATGTCATTTCCTCATTTGAATGATGATGGTAGGACAAGAAAATTTCCAACCTTGACTTGATTATATTATGAGCAGGAAGTAGGGATATGTACATGAACTTAATTTGCATTACTTGCCCACATAAACCTACTTGTAAGCATGATGAAATAACTTGTAATGCCATTAACGAACTCCGCGAAATACAAAGGGCGAGAAGTATTAAGGAACGCTCTGTGATAACTAGATTTTTATCGCGGAAGTTAGGGATAAGAGATGCAAAACCGAGCAGGGAGCTTAAGCAACTTGGAGAAGCTATAATAAATAAGTTCCCTGAATTGCAATTTATCAATGTCTATGGGATAAAAGTAGGATATGTCCTGAGTTATGAAAATAAGACGGGACAAAAGATAACATATGCTGATTGCAGAAAGCTAGGAGAAGTCTACAAAGCTTATTTGCCATTTGATTTCATAGTGACATTTTACTATTTCAATACCGAGTTATTAAATGATAATCAGAAGAAGATTCTTATGTTACACGAACTTAAACATATTCAGATAACTGAAAGAGGATTATCGGTAAAACCACATGATATAGAAGACTTCAAGGATATTCTTGATAAATACGGCAATGAGTGGAATCAGTTCGAGAAAGATGTACCTGATATACTAGGAGGAGATTAATATGCAACGCGTAAAGTATACTCCAGAACAATTAGAAATAAAGATAGTCGAGTATTTTGAATATGTGGATGAGATAAATAAACAACGTAAATTTAAGAGATTTGAAGGAGAAAAACAAAAGCCTTATACTATATCGGGATTATGCGTTTATCTTGATATATGTAGGGATACTTGGGCTGATTACAGTAAGAAATCAGAGTATGATGATCCGATAAAAAGAGCTAAGAGTAAGGTGGAAAATTATGTAGAAGAAGGCTTGCTCAATGGTGCACTTTCTACTATTGGTTCAATTTTCAATCTCAAAAATAACTTTGGGTGGGTTGATAAGTTCGATGTTAACACTACTGTTCAGACCGAACAACTATCACCCGATGATATAAGGCAACAACTGAATAGTAGAAGAGTTAAGGAAATAAATGGAAATAATGTTGAATCGATTAGATTGATTGAGGATATAGGGAAGTAAAAAAAGCACTTATGTCCGACTCGGTAAAAAGTCCATACATTAAAATGTATAAATATGCATTACTAATTCGCTATATCCAGTACATTTCCTATCAAAATGTCCACCAGTCATGGACTTTACAACAGTTCAAACCAATGCATAAACACAATGCAACAGCCAAATCCTGAGCACCGCATGGCACTAAGACTAAGCAATACAGAATAACAACATTGTGAAACATCCTACTTTACATAATGTTAGTTATGGGACCCAACCATGTATGGTCTATGTATGATTATACAGGTGGGGGTGCGTTTGTCCTGTTTGTTTGGCGAGGGTGCGAATTAAGCCATAAAAAAATTTCTATCATATAAAAAGGGGTGATTTTATGTATTCATCTAGTTTGGATTATTGGTATAAGAAGAGGTAATAGCAAAAGGAAGCGATATTATGCATATTAACTGGAATATTCTCATTATCAAAATTATTGTAGCCATAAGCACGCTAGCTATTTTGGTAATATGGATAGGCATAGAAAAGCTAATAGAATGGCGAGACCTAAAAGAGTTAGAGAGAGAATTAAAAAGGAGATTATAGTAGTGGAAAAAGAAAAAAGAAATGCATTAGTTGTATTTGAAGGTCATGGAATAAAACATTGTAGAATAGCAGTGTTTATACCTGAGAAGTATTGCACCTTTAAGCAAGAAATGCCAAACATGTTTTCTAATGGTAGTTCATATTTTTATGATTTTCCATTAATCGATATGGAAAAAATAATGAATGACGGTTTTGACAATGCAGTTGAATTTAAGTTAGGTGATGACTGTTATGGGAATTCATTACAAGTATTATCCAGTAAGGATAAATCAATTCATATTACGGTAAGTAAGCTTAACGATAACTGACATCTTTAAAAATTTTTTCCAAAAACAAAAAAGAACCCTTTGCGAGAGTGAGGGGTTTTGTTATTGCCTTATATCGGGAGGTGATGTTGCCTAATGAGAGATAAATTTGTAAAAGTAAGCACTGGTGAATTCCATTACCAGAAGTCTGAACGATTTATAAAGACTATGTTGGAGGTGTGGAGATACTTGAACAAGAAAAATGTTTATACTCCTTCTGAGGAAAAGACTTTGCATAGACTATCTATGTTTTTGCAATTGAACACAAACGCCATCGTGTCTCCTAATGGTGATTATATGGGCATTGAGAAAATGGCTGACGAAACAGGTATTGACCGTTCCAATATTCGCAAGGTAGTAAAACTTCTGATGAGAAATAATTCTCTTGGAATGTGGAAAAGCGGAGATAGGGAAATTTACTACATGAATCCCCTTCTCTATCAGATGGGTGAAGTCCCTGGGTATCTTTTTAATCTGTTCGATGCTGAATTTCATAGACGTTGTAAGATAGATCATAACTTGATGGCATTTAAAGCAGGGAAGAAAGTAACGTCTATTTTAACTAATAAGACTGCTCGGGTAGCAGTATAAGTATAAGTATAAGAGTAAGAGTTAGCCGATTTTAGGAATTGACTTCACGCTTACTCTCCCAATGGATTGATGCCAATATTCTTTGAGGTAGAATTACCGCACTTTTGAGGTAAATTTACCTCATTTTTAATGTAAATAATTAAAGGAGATTGCAAATGAGGGCAAACAAATGAAACTCCAACCCATCCTCTTAACATGTCAATTCTGTAGTAAAAAGTTCTTCTCTTTTCAACGTGAAGATTACTGCCATGAGTGCAGGAATTAAAAAATATTACCCGCCAAATATAAAAACCTTAGCACAAGAACGGTTACCACCGTATGCCACATTCGCTCCGTGGATTCCTTGTGCTATTCAATATTTTGGGAGCGAGAAGGAGTGATAAAATGAAATTAAAAGCCTTAACTCTTTTGGATATCGAACAAGTACGACAATGGCGAAATTTACAGATTGAAATGTTAAGGACTCCATTTCCTTTGACTGAAGAACAGCAAGCAAAGTTTTATTCTGAGGTTATTAGTAATCGTCAAGCCAATGCTAGATATTGGGGAATCAAGGAGAAGGAAAATCTTATTGGCATGGCCGGCCTGGAAAATATCCAATTTGAAAATCGTCTTGCTGAAATAAGCTTATTGTTAACACCCGGTGCCATGGAAGAACACGGCGCAAAGGCGTTGAACCTGTTACTTCATGAAGGTTTTATGAACATGAATCTAGAGAACATCTTCACAGAAGTTTACGAATGCAGTCCTCATCTACAATTCTGGATGAACATAGTTGTAAAATATGATACTTGTTTTGCCCGTCTTCCTAATCGTAAATATTACAACGGTGAATACTGGTCTAGTTTCTACATCAATTTTAATAAGGAGGATTATCTTGAAAATATTATTTCTGAGCCCACACAAACACTTAATTGAGTTTCTACAATCGAATGGTGATGAGGTTGTTAATTCGTTCGAACTGGTAACAGAAGAATTATTAGACGGCGTTGACTTTATTATCAGTTATGCTTATCGACGGAAGATAGGGGAAGATATACTCAATAGATTTAAGGGGCGAGCAATTAACTTGCATGCGGGATACTTGCCTTATAACCGTGGCGCGGATCCTAATCTATGGAGTTTCTTGGAAGACACACCTAAAGGAGTCACAATCCATTATCTTGATGGAAGTATTGACACTGGAGATATTATTGCCCAAGAGAAGATTACCTACGATATTGAAACCGATACATTGCGAACCACTTATAAGCGCCTATCTGAAACGATAGAGGCGCTTTTTTGTCGGTTATGGCTGGACATCAGGGCTGGAATGATGGATTCAATTCCTCAGTTGACCTATCACCGAGTAGCAAATAAGGAACGATATGCAAGTTTATGTAGACTTGGATGGGATACGCCGATTAAGGATGTTATTGGTAAAGCAAAATAAGGGAGTGGTAAACTTGGCAAAAATTATATTAGATTTCGGGTCCGGCAACACTTGTAAGAATAATTGGGATTATGCCAAACGAATGATCGACGAACTTAAGGCAGTGGATACTGGAAAGCATAAAGTCGTAATTAAATGGCAACTTTTTAAGGACGCCGGGGATAACATCCCGCTTGATAAAACAATATTTGATTTGGCTTATGTTTACGCAAAACAATTAGGTTATCAAACAACCGCCAGTATTTTCGATAAAGAAAGTCTGGATTTTTTATTGCAGTTTGATGTGCCAATGATAAAAATTGCCAATAATAGAGCATTGGATTACCTGATTGGCGAAATACCGAGAAAGATTCCTGTGTATGTGAGTTATGGGAGTGCCGAACAGATTAGGAACTGGCCCGAGTCCGTTAGATGGGGAACCATTAAACCCTTGCTGTGTGTTTCGAATTATCCTGCCAACATTGAAGATTATGAAAAAATAAAAGAATTTGGCTTATATGTTATGCATGATAAGTATGGCATTTCAGATCACACGGCTAACTTTGGATTGTGGTATCGTTATCAACCTGAAACGATTGAATGGCATTTTGGCCTTTCGGATTCCACTGGACTTGATTCCGGACCGTTTATGAGAACTCCGACCATGTTGAAGGAGGTTCTTTAATATGTGCGAGGATAGGGATATTGCATATGCAATAGTCATAAATGGGAATGAGTTTTTAATAGATGCTACTCCTGATAAAAAACATGGCATCCTAACAACACATAGATTAAGTCAATGCAAATTAATGTCAATTGATGAATGTAATTATTATTTTGATATATTAAAAACGAGGTACTATGATTGCAAATTTGAACAAATCTTATTATCAATTAATTAGGAGGAACAAAATGGATTGGCATAACAAAACAATACTCATAACTGGCCTTACTGGTTCATTCGGGACCGCATTTACTAAATATCTACTAGCCAAAAATCCTAAGAAACTCATCTGCTTTTCTCGTGATTGGCTAAAGCAACAGAACCTTAGAAATGAATTAGGGAATCCTCCAAATATGCGTTGGTTTATCGGCGACGTGAGAGACAAGGACAGACTCATGAAGGCATTCAGGGGAGTGGACATAGTTCTGCATGCATCAGCTATCAAATGTCTTCCTACGTGTCAGTACAATCCATTTGAGGCATTACAGACCAATGTTATTGGGACGCAGAATGTCATCGACGCGTGTATAGAGCGCGGAGTCAAGAAATGCCTTTTCATTTCAACAGATAAGGCTGTGGCTCCTGCAAATACCTATGGTGCGACAAAAGCACTTGCAGAACATTTGTGGCTGAATGCCAATATGACTGCCGCAACGGATGACATTCGTTTCTCTGTTTGCAGATATGGCAATGTGTGCGGTTCAAGCGGATCCGTTGTGCCGATATTCAAGAAGTTAATTGCCGAAGGTGCTGAATACTTGCCCATTACTGATGAACGAATGACCCGCTTCTGGATGGAGATGGATAAAGTCCTTCATTTTGTCGAGGATAGCATTGAAAGTATGCAGGGAAATGAATTATTCATTCCTAGGCTTCCGAGCGTGCTTATTACTGATCTCTGCAAAGCCTTAGATATGCCATATAAAATCGTAGGTATAAGAACTGGAGAAAAACTACACGAATCACTTGATATTGACTATACATCGGATAATAACGTGTTTCTATCAGTCGATGAAATTAGGGAAACAATAAAAAATATTTAGGAGGAATTTGTATATGCAAAGGCTTAAGCATGATTTATTGACTAGTAAATATACCGAGGTGTGGCATGAACATGATGAACAAATGAAATACAATGCGCCACATCATTTTTTCGTTTGTAAGGCTGGGCTAGACGTTAATAACCCGAGCGAAGATATTGTTCCGTTGGCTGAATTTGGATTCCAAGAAGGACCTATAAAAGAGTGCGGAGTCAATGGAGTCTGCAATGAGGATTTAATTGCAATGGTCATCACGCGACTTGAACACTTCCAAAAGTCAGAGTTTGCGTGTAGAGATAATGCTATTGCTATTACCAAATTAGAAGAAGCCATGCTTTGGTTAAGAAAAAGGACAATGGCGCGGGAAAAACGCGGGGTAGAAGGAACTGATATTAAATAAAAAGAATGATAGGTGGCGATAAAATGAAAAACAAAAGAATAGGAAAAATATATATTTCAGCACCACTAATGTACGACATGGATATTGACGAAATGTTAAAAGTTACAAGCAAATTAGTGGTTATAAGATGTGAACATCTATACCATAAAGATTCATTCGAATATATTGCCATTTGTCCAGAATTTGATGAGATTGAACAAGGGTGTGAGCCGCCTACGTATTTAGTAGAAATAAAAAAAGAGATAACAGAAGAAGGCATGCCTCCGGAGATAGTCGAGATAAAATTTATTAGGCAAGATTAGGGAGCGATAAAATGAAACTTGATCCTACCATCTATAATAATAATTATGCTGCGCTCATGGCCAGATATCCCGATTTAGCCCTGACATTAAGCATGGTTAAAATCGAGAACTATCAGTTGGCCAAAATTGAAAATTGTCTACCGAATGTGATCCTCCCCGATGGATCATTTTATTATCTAGGCAACATGATCCAATACTGCGAAGAACAATTCAAAGGCTTTGAAGCCAATAATGTAAAAATTCCCGTCTTCTGTTCATTTGGTTTGGGGTACGAAGTTCTTTATTGGTTACAATTCAAATCCAAAGAACATCAAACTCAAGGGGTTATCATATTCGAAAAAGATATCGAACTATTCCAATGCGCTATGAATGTGACAGATTTAACCCAACTAATCAGTAATCCTGGCATTCATTTCTTCGTAGGAGTTCCACTTGATCAACTATACACCAAACTTCGTGAACACTATCAAAAAGAAATGCAACAAATGCTGATGTGTGGAGCAACACAGCCGTTATTTCTCTACCCAGCAATGAAGATTGGCAAAGACTACTACATTCAAGCCATGCAAATACTTTTCGAAGCCATGTATCACAACATACAAAACTTCGGTAACTGTCCGGAGGATAGTTTGATCGGGCTTGAAAATATGCTAGATAATGTGAGTGAGATCGTGAACAATCCCGGTATCAATTTACTTTACGACAAATTCAAGGGCAAACCAGCCATAATCGTGGCTGCGGGACCAAGTCTCAAAAAGAATATGCATTTGCTCAAGGGATTGGAAGATAAGGCATTAATTATCAGCGTTGATGCATCATTTAAGTATCTTATGAAGAACGGCATCAAGCCACACATGGTAACAAGTCTTGAGCGCGAACATGAAGTACAACAATTCTTTGATAACTTTGATCCGGAAGAAGTTAAAGACGTTTACATGACCGCTTGCCCAGTACTTTTCAACCATGTATATAAATCTTACACTGGCCCACAAATCATCGTTTATCGAAACTTTGACCACTTCAAATGGCTGGAGATTGATCGAGGAATTTTGGACATAAAGCTTTCATCTTCAAATATGGCTTTCAAAATTGCCGAGGCCCTGGGATGTGATCCGATTATCCTTGTCGGTCAAGACTTAGCCTATGGAGAAGATGGGGAAACCCACGTAACGGAAGTTCCCTTTTCCAGTGAGGGAGAAGGAATATTTTTTGTTAAAGGTAACGTTTCCGATCAGGTTAAAACGAATACCGGCTGGTACAATTTTTTACGTGCTTATGAGGTTGATATCACACAACATAAGGGAAGCGTGATTAATTGTACAGAGGGTGGCGCATTCATCCCAGGATGCCATGTTGCACCATTTGCTGAAACGATTGAAAGGTTTATGCATGTTCCATTTGACCCGCTTGAAATCATCAAGGAAAACTTATCGCAATTCAACAGCGTTGCCAATGATCTTGAAAAATTAAAAGGAATAGTTGAAAAAACCGAATCAGATGTTAGGTCAATAATTGATCTTTGTATTGTTGGTGCTGAATCCTGCAAGAAACACAAAGAGGAATTGGAAATTGGTCCAGCACTAGAAAGGCTAGCTGAGATTCGACAGGAGATAATTGCTCCGAGGATGGAAATACAGACAACCTATAGTGATACCTTTCAGAGATTTTTGATGCACACGGTTCAAAGTTTTCACCTATCTTTTGAGATGAGTACGGTAATGTTGCATACTGACCCTGCTCAGATCATTTTGCAGTTTATTGATTGGTACTGTTTTATTGGTGATATTTCAGAAATATGTTTGCAAAGTTTGGAGAAAGCGAAGAAAAAACTCTATGATGGAATTTGAAAAAGTCGTATGCCCTGACAAAAAATGCAATCGAACTATCACGCATTACATTAAGGGGACTGGTACCGATTCAGTATACAGAAGCAATTGCCCAAAATGCGGCAAAGTGGTTTTGATATATTCGGCGGGGAAAACGGTTTTAGCAGAAAATACATTGATTGAAAGCTTGTCAATTGAAATTAATATAACGTTTTAAGAGTGCTTCTTTGTGAGCCATCTCGTTTACCTTTTTTGGGTAGATGGGATGGCTCTTTTTATTTTTGGTAAAAGAAAAACCACTCCGAAGAGTGGCTTATCTTCGTATCTAATTTAATTCCATATATCCTCTGAGGTCGTGGCTTGAAACACGTTTTACAATTTTATCTAGTTCATTCATTGTATTAATTAAATCTATCAATTCTCCGGTAGCATCTTTAAGGCCTCATTGGGTGCCAAAATAACGCCTTGCTTTTCGGAAATCAGGAGAAGCTGTCTAATTTTTTCCTTATAGCTTGACTGCAGCTGTAATACTTTGTCGTTGTATTGTCGCTCCAGTCTTTCATGTAGGGCTTGATTCATACGCAGTCCCAACATGAAATCGTCGTAACTGGTGAGTAAGGCACGGCACTCGACAATCAATTGAGTTTCCTCTTGCAGCTTTAGACCTTTCGCTTTTTCGATTAACGCATAACAAAAGCTCGGATATGGCGTTACATACATCGTTTTCCCCCGTGATTGCATCACCCTGTTAAACGCCTTAATCATTTCCCAGTTATCAAAACGGTTAAGTTCCCCAAGTTCTGCAATGTATTCCTCCGTAATCTCGTCATATTCAGACTTATCGCCGCCCAACATCTTGTCTATGAATAGCTTTTTGAAGCCCAACCGCTTTGCTAAATCAGAATTTACCAGAGCCTCGTATACCAGATCGTGGATTTCCGTTTGATCAATTTGCCATACGGCCAAGTCCATTGCCCACGTTTTGTTGTTGTATTCACTCAATTCTTCAAACTTTTCCTTGAGGATGCTACCCTTATCCGTGTAATAGTAGCCTTGATTGTCATAACTCACATCAGCGAACATTTCGGACAATATGCCCATTTCCTCGGTCTGCACTATTTCGCATAAAGCATCATAAATACTGGTTGCAGTTGCGTATTTTGGTGTGCCTGTTTCAAACGGATCATTCATTTCTACTCGCTCCTTACTTCGCATTTTTACCAGAATGCACACTTACTTATATTGTCATATCTGAATATACAGCTATTTCCTTACACCATAAAATCCGAAGAATCTCATTATATCCCATTTACCCTTCCTCCTTGCGCCTGATTCCCTTGATTCCCCATCGCAATTCAAGTGCAGTTATCGCGGTTCGCCTTAAATCTTCATCCATGGAATAAGCTCGGCTCAACGTGTCGATTGGCTCAATGCGTTCGCCCTTATCATCCCATCTCCAGGAGTTTCCTGACCATAATTCAAATGCCCAGTAGATAATCGCATAGTGACCGCTGCCGAAGTCTGTATCAAGAATACCATCCCAGTTGATTCCACGCTGCTCAATGTTGATGTACTTGATAGTTTTCCAGCGCAGCTCCTCATCAGATGTGAGAACAAAAACAGCGCCGGACCATTCGACATCGTTTAGTAGTTTACCTGGGCACAAAGATAGAAAAGCGGTTTTGTGTTCTTGGTTATTAAACATTTTATTTTTCCTCCTTCTTTGTCTGAGCAATAGCCTTCTTTGGTCTGCCGCCTTTTTTACCGTTTTCGCGTGATGCATTTGACTTGGCTTCTGACTTACTAGTTCCTCCGACTTTGCCCATCTCACTAGCCATTCGGCTTAATTCAGTTATAGATTTATCATAATAAACTGTACCAACTTGGTTGCATTGTTTGCATTCTGCCTTTATTCCCTCCGTTGTGGCTCCTAATTCCGTGTTAAAACTACCACAGTTTAAACATTCTACCGACAAGAGAAAACCCTTGTTGCTCATCCCATCTCCCCCTTCCTTCATTGCCGGGTATTGGCCCCCGGCTGGCCTTAGGCTTCAGTGTGTACCCATTTGGTACATTAATTCAGATACATCCTTTATCGTTGCGCTATTCAAATCATTAGTAGTTAGGACTGATACGATGTACATTCCGTCATCGTCTTTATACCGTTCTGCCAAACCTCTTAAACAACATTGCATTCCGTATGTGTCGAAGTCTGTTCCGTGCTTCATTACCAGTGAGGGAATTTCGCAAATCACAATTGAGTGCTTGCTGTTATAAGTATCGTAGTAGATGTTTTCATTATTTTGGTCGTCTGCTTCATTGACGATTATGTGTAATGTGTATAGAGCGTGGTATCTGGCTGAACCGAAGTTCTTGTCAAATTCAGCATCCATCTTATCTTTGATGATTTGGGCCAACCAACTGGTATCTTCTAGCTTTCTTGTGGTTTGCTTTTTCATATTTGTTTCCCCCTCGTTTTTTTTGATCTTACCTTATTATATCCTAAGCGTTTAGGTTATGCAATAGATAAAACAACATATTCTAATTTATTTTTAGAATAAAGGCTGTGATGAGATGGATGAGCTTCAGAAAACTTTAATCGTTGATGCGGTCGTAAAGCACTTTGGTATAGAGAATGCTGAGGCTGTATTGACTGGTTATCCCTTGACTGGGCCTAGTGGATTGAGGAGAATGTTGGGGGAGTTGGACAGGGAATACTTTTGTCGAGCTTACCTTTCTGATCTTTTTGACAAAGAATTTGGCAACTATGCTCGGGAAATCCTTGACGAGTTGGCTCAATCAATTGAATCTGAGGCGGCAGAGAAAAGGGCAGTAATAGCCCCCAGGGGACATGGAAAAAGTACGTTATCATCTGTGGCAATCCCAGCATGGGCGGCATTGTACAAAAAAAAGAAGTTTACTTTTTTTATATCTGCTAACGGAGATACGGCAGCTAATTTTCTTGAAAAAGTTAAAAAGGTACTAGAAAGCCCTGAGATTATACAGGATTTTGGCCCACAAAAAGGACGAGTGTGGAATGCTGACACCATATGTTTGACGAATGGTTGTTGGGTAGGTTGTACTGGTTGGAAGTCGGGTATCAGGGGTATTAATAAGGACCGCAGGCCGGACCTGATAATTCTTGATGATCTAGAAGATAAGAGTGTCTTGGAATCCGAATCCCTTAGAGCCAAACTGGAAACAAGTTTTAACGAGGAAATAGGCAGACTTGGCGATTACGATACTGACATGTTCTATATCGGGACATTGCTTTCAACTGACGCATTATTAGCTAGGGTAATACAGATGCCTTCGTGGAAGGTACTTTTTTATAAACGAGTTCTGTCATTCCCGGAGGATGAAAACCTTTGGGAAGAGTGGCGTAGAATTTACCGTGATATGACGAATCTCAATAGAATGGATGATGCTTATGGTTATTATCTTACCAATAAGGAAGAAATGATCAGGGGGTCAAAGGTCCTCTGGGAAGGTAAAACTCCAGAGAGTAAAATGAAGTACGCCGGGGCCTATTATGGAGTTATGTTGGATCGAGAGGCGTTTGGAGAAGACGCATTCCAAAAAGAGGATCAAAATAATCCGCAGAGTGCGAAAGATAAGCCTTTTAAAAATCTAAAGTATTGGGACATATGGCCAGAACAAATAAAAAAATTAAAGTTGGCTGTTGATCCGTCAGAAGGCAAGGGTGATTCAAGTGCCTACGTTGTGGGGGGCGAATTAAATGGTGGAGTTTTTATCAAAGATGGAAAACTAGCATTACATAATCCTTATCAGATTATGGATGAAATAATTAGATTTGTTAAGGAGTATCCGGAAATAACAGAAGTGATATTAGAAAGTAATCTGTTTAAAGATTTATTAAAAGCCGAACTAATTAAAAAACTCTGTGAGGCAGATTGCTACAGAACGGTTACACATATCAAAGCAACTGAGAATAAAGAAATAAGAATAATGAAACTTGAACCAGATATTACTGGCGGGAAAATATTATTCAACTCGTTGAATGTAGCGTTCAATGAAGAGGTAAAAGACTTTAGCATCAAGCCAAAGTGCAAACATGATGACGCAGAAGACGCATTGGCACTATTGCACCGTATGTTGAAAAAGCCTAATTTCTATATAAAATAGGCGCTAATTATGGTATAATATAGGAGAGGCACAAGGAGTCATGACCTTGTTAAAACAGCTTTCCTGAGCTGGCCTCATATGGAAATCGGGACAGTACGACAGGAGGTATTTTTGTTATGTTTAAGAAGTGTAAGAAGTGCGAAGGATGGTTTTATCCCGCAGAAGATTTTTTCTATATTCATAAAGGTTGTAAAGATGGCCTACGTCCGGAATGCAAACAATGCAGAATCAATAAAGTTAAAGAATTTTACCAAGAAAACAATGAGAAAATATTAGAACAAAAGAAAGAATATCATATTAAAAACAGTTGTAGGATAAATATTATAAAAAAAGAATACAACAGTTTGAACGCTGATAAAAGATCAAAATGGGGCAAAAAATACTATATTATTAATCGGCATAGAATACGAAAAAGAGCAAAGGAATATAGCAAAAATAATCCAGAAAAAATAAGAGCATCTGCTAAAAGAAGCAAACATAAAAGGAAATCCTTAGAAAGAAAAGTGGAAGCAAATTTTTCTAACAATCAATGGGAAGTTTGTAAAAAACATTTTAATAACGGCTGTTGTTATTGTGGTAAAACTTCCTATCTACATCAAGACCATTTCTTAGCTCTTTCTAAGGGTGGGGAATATACCATAAACAATATTGTTCCTGCGTGCAGTACCTGTAATTCTAGTAAATATAATTATAACTTCTTTGAATGGTATCCGAGACAAAAGTTCTACGATAAAAAGCGAGAAGAAAAATTATTAAGTTATCTTAACTACAATAAAACAACAAAAGAACAGCAATTAGCATTCACTATTTAGTGGGTGCTTTTCTTATGTAGAAAGGCAGGTGGTGAAATACAATGAAGCAAAAAATGACTTTATCAGAGAGGATTGATTCAATCAAATCTGCCTTTACAGGCTTACCAACCCAATCTTCCTTACTGAATTTATCGCAGAGTTTTACCCCAATCTATGGCGAACCTCCACGTCGTTCAACGGCACAGTGGATTAAACTTTATAATGAAAACCCTCGCATGAATCCCGTACATCAAATAGCCTCAGATGTCGCTACTTCTGCCTATGGATTATACAAACAAGGAGATATTAAGAAGCAAAAAATAAAGAATAATCCAGTTGAGCAATTATTAAAACATCCAAACTCAAATTTAACAATGACGGAATACGCCCTACTTTATATCACACAAGTTTATCTACTCTTGCCATCTGGTGAAGCATTCTGGATTAAAGAACGCAATGGATTGGGAAAGGTAACTGAAATATGGCCAGTTCCCCCAAATTGGGTATTGCATATCCCTAGTGTCTCAGTTCCGTATTTTAGTATTTACCCTCAAGGAAATGTTCAAGTACCTCCAATTTATGTCTTGCCAGAGGATATTGTTTATTTCAAAAAGCCAGATGTTTCAAACCCCTACCTCAGAGGTATTGGTCGAGCAAATGGAATAGCAGATGAAATCGAAACCGATGAGTACATGGCTAAATATGCCAAACGCTTTTTCTTCAATGATGCTGTGCCAAACATGATTATGCAAATGCCAGGTGCCGATGAGACCGCAATAGATAGGGCTGAAGAAAACTGGAATGCTAAATTTGGAGGATACAATAACAGCCATCGAACGGCCTTTGTCAATTGGGAATTAAAGGCTCAAATACTAAAAGAAACCGCCAAGGATATGGATTTTATTGAATCCAGAAAATATTTAAGAGATGTATCGAACCAGCATTTCAGCATTCCACCGGAACTAATGGGTATCTTGGAAAATTCCAACAGATCGACAATCGATGCCGCCTATTATCTATATACTAAAAATGTCCTTCGTAAAGAACTGAAGTTTATTGACGACACATTGAACCTTCAACTTGTACCCGAATTTGCAAAAGATCAATATCTTGAGCATGACAATGTAGTTCCAGAGGATAATGAATTCGAACTCAAGAAAGCTTCTGAAGGACTAAAGAACGGTGGCATCCTTGTAGACGAATGGCGAATTGCAAATGGTTTTCCCGAACTCCCTAATGGTAAAGGTCAGATTCTCTATACGCCACTCAATATGATTCCAACTTCGATTAACGGCAATGGAGAAACTTTACCAACCAATATCCCAGCAAGAGAACCTCCTCCTGAACCACCAAAAGGAATAAAAAAAAAGGATCTAACCCCTGAAATGAAAAGCCAAATGTGGCATGTAATGGACAAGGCAGCTGTGAAAAGTGAGCGGCCTTTTATTAATGCACTGAAACGCTATTTCCAAGCACAGCAGGACCGCATAAATGGCAAGCTTTTAAAGTCAACAAAATCAATTGATGATGTCGATTGGGACGAAGAGGATGATCAATTTTATGACACATTAAATCCATTATGGTTAGCTTCGCTGACTGAAGGATTTACCACAGTCAATGCAACCTTTAGCTTTGGATTAACAGAAGACTTCATGCAACCTCTATTCTTGAAGTGGATTAGGACAAATGGGCTTGACCGGGTGAAGGATATTAATAATACCACAAAGGATAAGTTGAGATCCGCTTTAAGCGAAGGGATTGCAAGTGGTGAATCAATAGTTAAATTGCGTGACAGGATTGCTTCCATTTACTCTGATGCAAAAGGATACAGGTCAACGTTAATTGCTCGTACGGAAACAATTACGACCGTAAACTATGGATCATTGGATACCTATAAATCCGCCAATATTCAGCAAAAGGAATGGTTGTCAGAAATTGACAATCGCACAAGGGAGGCCCATGTAGAAATGAACGGCGAGGTTGTCGGCATTGATGAAACATTTAGTAATGGCGAAGATGTGCCAGATGAACCAAACTGTAGATGTACTATTTTGCCCATAATCCCAGAATAAGGAGGAATAAGGAATGCCCCTAAGTTTAATAAAGGCTTACGTAAAGAGTGAATATGAAAATGAACTGGAAGCTTCAATAGATTCCAATTTATCAAGTGTCAGTGCAAACATAACTACTTTGAGTAGTAACATTACCGCCTTAAATGGGTTATCGGCAGTGGTTGTAAATGCTGGCATATTCACCCTTGATTTAACGACATATCGAAACTTCATCGTAACCAATGCGGATACAGCCGCTAAAACATTAAAAATAGCTAATACACCAACCGCTACAGATACAATGCAGAACCTAAACGTTAAATTAACATTCAGCGCAACTGCAACATTTACCTACACGGGGACAATAACATGGAGTGTAGGAACAGCGGCATCAACCCTGGCACCTAGCCCTACGGCAGTCGGAACATTTATCTTAAACCTAAAAAGCTTTGATGCAGGAACGACCTGGCTTGGTTCTTATGCTGGATTATTTTAAGGAGGAATAACCATGATTACAAATAAGATGGACATGCTAAAGCAGGAAATAGCACAAAAGGAAATGGCTCTAATAGTAGGCGGATTTCGCCAAGCACTCTTAAAACATTTCGAAGTCGTGAATGCCAATGCCACAAGACTAATTAATTCAAGATGGGGTGATGAACATGTCACTATTTAGTGAACTTGCATCCGGTTCGAGTAAATTAGTCAATTCATCAAGTGCGACAGTTAATATATTAAGTGCAACAATTGATGCAATTAAAACTATTGATATTGATACAGAAGATATTTATAGAGGGAATAAATTTTGGGCTGGAACAACTATTACTGTAGGAGCTACGACTGCAGATAATACAGTATATATCTTAGGTATTGTATCGGCTTCAATAACCCTAATGCATGACCGAAGTATACAGTCAATCTCTACGGCTGCAGTTTCATTGCAAATAGATTTATATGAAGATGTTGCAACTGTAACTAATAGTGCAAATTTAACATCGTTTTGTATGAATCGTAATTTATCAAGCGCAACTGGCACATTTACCTTGAACGATGCTCCCGCTGCGATAACTGCCGCTGGTACATTAATGCCATCAACAAATTTATTAAGGAGCACAACAAATTTTGTTTCTTCGGTTTCTATTAATTACAATTATGAAATGAAAAGTAATACAAAATATGCTTTAAAAGTTGTGAATAATGGAGCAGCAACTGCAACATTAACATTTTTATGGACATGGAGTGAATTGAGCACTTAATGAAGATATAAAATATTAATAAAAACAAGAAGCATCCTGCCAAGGGATGCATTTCTTATGTTGAAAATTAAGGAGGAAAGAAATAATGGATAAACTTACTAAAGTAATAAGTCATGAGGTCAAACAAATAGGACCTGAGTCAGACAGAGTTTTGAGATTCATTGGAAGCGACGAGAGTATTGATAGGGATAATGACATAATAGAAGCATCGGGATGGGAATTAGCTAATTATTTGAAAAATCCAGTGTTTCTATGGGCACATGATTACGACGAACCGCCAATAGGAAGGGCGGTAAATGTCACAATTGATGCGGTCGGCAAAAGACTTCTATTTGATATTAAGTTCCCAACTGCCGAGGAATATCCATTTGCAGATACTATCTACAATCTCTACAAAGGCGGTTATTTATCGGCCACCTCGGTTGGATTTATAGGTATTAAATCAAAAACCAGAGATGATGAAGCTGTTTTGGAGTTACCGGATTGGCAACGTGGGCGAATGTATATGGAACAAGAACTCTTAGAATTAAGCGCGGTTGCCGTGCCCTCAAACCCTAACGCATTGCAACAAGCTAGAAGCGCGGGGATTAATACGGATATAGTCGAGAAAAGCATGAGCAATACTAAGTCAGCAATCCCGTATAAAAAATATCCACTGGCCGATGATGGGGCAACTTGGGATGGGCCTAAAGAAGTTGCGGCCGCATCTGTTGATGATCTAAAAATAATGTGTGCATGGGTAGATTCGGCCAATTCCGAAAACAAAGGGGCATATAAACTTCCACATCATGAACAAAGTGATAAGAAGACGGTTTGGCGAGCCGTTGCTGCTTCAATGGCGGCATTACTTGGCGCACGAGGTGGAGTTCAATTACCGGAGGCAGATCGAAAGGGCGTTTATAATCATCTTTCCAAGCATTATGACGACTTCGGAAAAACTGCACCTGATTTTAAAAATTATTCTGGAGCAGAATTCAAGGCAATGTTTCCTGAAATTAAAACTTTTGATTTACAAAATAATGTTGGAGTATCGGAAATCATTGATGCCATAGAAGACTTAGTTGACCCCTTGGACACGGAAGAATCAGGAGTCGAAGAATTGTATCCAGTAAACTATCCAAATGGTTATGTAATCATATTCAAGGGCGATGATGAGTTATTCCTTTATGAATATACCTATGATTCATCAAGTGATGTAGCGACCTTAGGAACAAACCCCGTGCCTATTGAAGAGGTTTACTTACCTAAATCGTTTAAGCCAAAAGGAAAATCTGGTGCAACGTTATCAGCACAAAACCGAGAAACATTAACTGGAATTCATAAGCAAATCGAAGGTTGCCACAAGGACATGAAAAAGTTTTTGGACGGAACAATGCCGATGGAACCAGGTGGAACCCCGATGGATACCGCAAGCATGACATCGCAGATGACAATGTCGATGAATCCAATGATGTCAGGAACCAGAACAGTTCCATTAATGGAAACAACGATAAAAATAGAATTAAGC